GATTAGGTCAGCAAGGCGCTGGAAGTCTTCTTCTTTGATCTTGTCCCAGCCAGTCTTGGGTGCGATGTAGCGGTTGATCAAGTCCTCAGCGAGGCATTCGCAGCGGTAGTAGGTCATTGAATTAGGTGGTAATGAAAAGGGCACCAAAGTGCCCCGTGGTTGTTAGGCGCCAAATGCAAGCAGCACGGTGAGGATGCCAACAATGGTCCAGAGGATCAGTTGGCGTTCCTTGAGGTCGTTGATCTGCTCGGCTTGGGTGTCGATCACTTCGCAGGATGCATCGATGATGTCGGCCTTGGTGGAAGCGTGTGTGATGTTCATTGGATTTGATTTGATTGCGGGAGTTGCCTCCCGTAGGAACAGAATACACCGCAGACGGTGCGTCTGGCAATGTTGTTGCATTTCTTTACGTTTGTCCGCGCCAGCTAGGCTGGTAGCAGCGGCAACTTTTTCGTGCGGCCATACCTGTTCGAAATCACTGCCCTGGTGGTGGTTCGTTCGGAGACTGACCCCGAAGAACTGCCAGCAGACCTGTACGCACGGATCACCGAGTTCATTGAGAACGAAGATGATTTGCTGTCGCTTGAAATCGAAATGTTTCCCCTGCCAGATGCCAACAGTGGATCATCAGATCGACGGGACGACATTGATTCCGAGGAAGGAGGCGAAGCGGCGGTGGCGTGATGCCGTGCTGCTCCGCAGTGATTACTGTTGCGCTTACTGCAACGAGCAACTTGGTCCCCGCAGTGCCACGCTTGACCACATTGTTCCCAAGGTGCTTGGCGGTCTGACCGTGCCAGAGAACCTTTGTGGCGCCTGCATCATGTGCAACGGCAGTAAAGGGCACCGTGACTGGCGCGAGTGGTTTCGCGCTCAACCGTTTCACAGCCTGACCCGCGAAGAGGCCATCGACTCCTGGCTTACTCAGTAATACTGCACGTAAATCTCTGCCTGCCAAAGGTCGTTGGTATAGCGGCAAAGGGCACCGTTTTGACCGCAGGCCCGGTAGACAGGTTCCTCGCCAAAACTGTGGTCTAGCAGTTCAATCCAGCGGCCATCGCCCCGGTCCATCCTGTCCAGCACCTTCCTTTCCATCGTCGTACAACCCGCAGCGTGCGGCGAAACGCCCTCCATTCTGACGCGCCTCAGGGAATCCAAGGCTGCATTCATTGCCGCGTGGCAACCAATGGATACAAGACCAGCATTTAGCTTTTCCATGAAATTCGGATTCAATTTCTTTAATTGGTTGGTTTTTGCGTAGTGCCAAATAGTGGTACTGCGCACGGATGTACGCCTCTCGCACTTCTGGCGTGCAGAGGTCAATAATTGTTTCAGCTCGGCCTGGCAGGCGAATTTTGGCACGCCAGTTGTCGGACAACCTCAAGCGTTCAACAATTACCCTGCCGCTGTAGAGAACGATCATTCGCTTTCTCCATATGCTGGCTCGTGGTACAGCCGTTCCAGTTGCATCGACAGCGGTTCTGGTTCCTCAGTCAGCTCTTGCATGATGGCATCAACCTGCTTGTCAGTTGCGTCTTGCACCACGTACATGTGGTTAAAGCTGTGGTGCTTGACTGCGATAAAGCCAACCCGTGGGCTTGACATCAAAAAACGCACGGCACAATTTTCAAGCCAAGTAAGAAATGGGGCGCTCATGGTTCCAAGCCAGCGATAAGACGATCGAGGTAAAAGCGTGCCTTCTTCAGTGATTCTGGCCCGCCTTTATGCCGCTCACGCCAGACGTACTTGGCAATGTTCCCTTTCAGATAGCCTCTGTACTCTTCTGGCGTCAGTTGCGCTGCAATTGCGTCGATGCACTCAATTGATCCGTCGGTGTAATGCGGCGGATGGTTGACCAGATCAATCATTGGCGTCTAGCTCCAACTTGATAGCAGCCTGGAAGTAGCCCGCAATCTTCATCCGGGCAAACACTGGCCCAGCTTCTGCGGTGGTCTTGTCATCAACGCGTGCGTACTGATACCGCGCCTCCTCAAGGGCAGCCATGGTTTCAATGTTCAGAGTGTCTAGCTCTGTGTTGCTAAGGGTTTTGATGTCCTCAAGCAGAAAGTTGCGACCAAGAAGATAGGACTTAAAAAAGGGTTCATTCATGTTCATTTTGTGAAGACTTGCAGCAGTGTACTAGGCCCATTTGCCCAGGATGTAAAGCCGCACAACCTGGATAGATTGCTGCGCGTGCTTCTCGACCAAGACCGACTGAGTGTCGCTCATGGCAAGGCACACCGCCTTAAAAAGCTCCTCGTAGTCCACGTCTCGGGTGTTTCCAGCAAGGTCATGGGCAAACTCTTGCCACAACCCCGTGTAGGTGTTGCAGGTGCGGCCGCTGCGTGCATACAGCGCCTCCATCATTTCGTGGCGGCGGTTATCCAGTTCGGATTGCTTCATTTAATGATGTTGTAAAGGTTGCGGCACTCCTGCCACGCTACCGAATTGTGGTGAAGCTGATCCATGCGAACGCGAATCAAAGCCTTGACGTGTTCGCGCTCATGATCGCGGCCAGCCTTGAACAGGCCGGAATCGCTTACCAGTGCTTGCAGGCGGTTCAGATGGTCAATCATTGGATGCTTTGGTAAAGATGTTGCATTCCCCAGCAAAGAAAAGGTTCTGTGCTGGCTCGGGGAAATCAAGCGAGCATTTACCTTTGAGCCATAGGCCACAGCATTCGCAGGAGTGCTCGGCAAAGGAATTTCGCCGAGGAATCTCAGGGAATAACTTTTTATGACCTACGCCAAAACGTATTTGCTCAACGGTTTGGCGAGAAACACCATGCCGCTCAGCCATGATCTTGTGGGTCTCAGGCGACAGAAGGATGTCGCGGACAGCCTCTGGAGAAATCTTGGTCATTACACGGCCTCTACCGTTGCACTGGGCCAGCGGTTCTGCGCGTAGGTGATCGCAGCCGTTTTGTTTTCGGCACGCATTGTAATAGTCATTGGCATAGCACCTAACTTGTATACGATCAGCGTGTAGAGCTTGGTGCGTGCCTTGGGTACGGGACGGCTGATGCCCTCACCATGACGACCTTGATTGTCTTCGCGCCACATGAGCAGCGCGCCTTGGATGTCAGACATTGGGAAGTTTTACTTGATGGTGGTCAGTAGGTGTGAGCCATTCAATTTGATTCCAGTAAGGCAGCCATTCCTCGGTAGCAATGGCTTTGGCCTCGGTCCAGCTGGCGGCCTTAATGCACTCGTAAACATTGGCGTCACGAATGCGGAAATAGTAGTTGCGCAGGGTCATGGCTTGAGCACCTGCTGGCAAACGGGTTCACCTTGAGCGTTAAGAACGGTCTGTTCACGGCCACCGCTGATGCCAGCGGCGTAAACCGCAAACATCAGGACAATGACGGCAAGGCGGTTGACAAAAGGATTGTTAATCATTGGATTGGATTTGATTGGGTTATCGGTGCGGGACTCTCACCCTGGACCGGTGGCCACCATGCGTCGCTGGGCAGGTCACAGATCAGGAGCTGTGCCCCTGCCTCGGCACTATACACCGCAGGCGGCGTGGGTCAATGGCGTGTCACAAATCTTCACCGTACTTAAGCGCTGCTTCCCTTTGGATGGCAGCATTGGCCTTGGCCAGGTTGTCCATCACGTCAGCAGCCTCGACAAAGCTTGGCTCCAGCGTGATCGGAGTCCGTAGCACTGGCTTGTGCTGGTGACGATCAGACCAGCCAATGGCGTAAACCGGAACAGTCATTTCGACCGTAAACCACGCATGGCCGCAAGCCAAACAGACCCGTTTGCGGACCACCTCATCAGGCAAATGCCCGTTAGTGACCGGCGTGCGGTTGTTCTTGCTACCGCAAATTTTGCAATTCATCGGGCATTATGGGGCAGTCTGCCCGTAAAAAGTGGAAGATTTTGGTCAGTGGATGATTCCGAAGGTGGCGACCGAGGACCAGCTCAAGGTTGAAGTAATGGCCCGGCGCCTTGAGATCACTCAAAACGTCGGACCACTCGCGGCAACTCTTTACCGTTCTTGGAACCTTCAACAGGCATTGCTCCAGCAGGCGACCAATGAGATCGCCCGGCTGGAACTGCTGCTGATGAAGCCTTAGAACATATCAACCTCGCTGATCTCGACCACATCGCCACCCGTTGCCTTGGCCAAGCTGTCAGCAGCGCCAGCAGCGGCCATCTTTTCTTCGATTGCCTTCATGGTCTTGTAGTCAGGCTCAAAGGCAAGGCTCAGGTAGTTCTGACCGCTAGCGGCCTGCTTGGTCCAACCGCTGATCTTGACCGGAATCTCACCGCGATCGTTGGCGCCAGCGTTCATTACATAGGAGGCAAACGCCATGCGGTCATCTTCCTTGATGCTGAAGACGCCATCAAAAGCCGGGTAGTTGCGGCTGGGGTCGTAGCGATCCTTAAACCGCTCTTGCAGTTTCTCAGGTGTGTTCTTGAACAGTGAGCCGTTTGCTTTAAAAGTCATTGGTTGTCAGGTGTGATGGTGTTGGCCTTTTCGTATTGCTCCACCTCGGCCAGGGGATAGAGCACGCGACCGTTGATCTTGGTAAAAGCAGGCCCAGTATTACTGGACCGCCACCT